AACAACTGCATCGGCCAGGACCTGCGCGAGCCAGTCCACACGCTGACCACCGGCGGCCATATGGGCGAAGTTCGCGCCTTCCTGCTCAAGTATTACGACACAGGCGTAGGCCAACCGCTGACAGACCCGCTGCACACCGTCACCACCAAGCATCGCTTGGGCCTAGTGATGGTCAAGGGCGAGCCCTACCAGATCGTCGACATCGGCATGCGCATGCTCGAACCGCACGAGCTGTTCGCCGCCCAGGGCTTCCCGGCCGACTACATCCACGACCGCACCGCCGGCGGAAAGAAGCTCAGCAAAGCAGCTCAAGTCCGCATGTGCGGGAACAGCGTCTGCCCACCGGTAGCTTCAGCTTTGGTTCGCGCCAACATGGTCGCAACGCTGGAAGAGGTAGATGTAGCGAATGGATGAGGTCGTGAGCAGCACCAGGTCGATCTAGAAATCACACCAACCAATTCGAGGCCCGGCAACGGGCCTTTTTCTATTGCTGCGGGTGCGGCACCGGTACCGTGCCCGCTTGGTTTCGCGTGGGGACGCATATGGCAGATGGAGTTGAGGTGCGCGGGAACTCCGTGCGCGTGGACTTTCGGTGGCAGGGCAAGCGCTGTAAGGAGCCGTTTCCTGGCCCACCGACGCCGGGCAACCTTGAGAAGGCGGCGCGGCTAGTGGCGATCATCAAGCACGAAATTCAGGCCGGGACGTTCAGCTACGCACGGTATTTCCCCGACTCGGCGCGGGTGAAGGAGGGCACGTTCGGCCATTGGATTGATCTCTGGCTGGATATCAAGCGCAACGAGCTGGCTAAGTCCTCGATGGATGGCCACGAGAGCAAGATCAACTGCCATATCAGGGGGCAGTGGGGTGAGCGCCAGGCAGAGGACATCAGTTTTGTGGAGATGCAGCGGTGGGTGCAGAAAGGGCTGATGCCCAAGCTGCACAACAAGACGGTGCGCGAGATCGTGGCGATCGTGCGGCAGATCTACCAGCTGTACCGGACCACCAATGCCGTGGCGTTCGACCCAACGGAGGGCATCGTGATTCGGCTGCCGGACGATGAAGACCCCGATCCGTTCGAGCGCAAGGAGATCGATGCGATCCTCGGCACCCCATCACCTGGCCGTGAGCAGGAGCTGGCCCTCATCAAGTTCATGCTCTGGACTGGCCCGCGGGTGAGCGAGGCGATCGCGTTGGCCTGGGAAGATGTTGACCTGGCGAAGGGCGAAGTGACGTTCCGCCGGGCGAGAGTGCGCAGCGCCTACAAGGTAACGAAGACGCGCCGTTCGACGCGCAAGGTCAAGCTGCTGAAGCCTGCCCTGGAAGCGCTACGCGAGCAGGCTGAGCGCACGGAGAAGCTGCCAAAGGTCGAGGTTGAGACCACCGATCGGGATAACCGAACGGTGCGCAAGCAGTACCTGCGGTTCGTGTTCCATAACTCGCACACCAATCAGGCGTACTCGACCTCGGACAACATGCGCAACGGGTGGTGGAACGGTCACTTGAAGGCAGCGGGCGTTCGCCATCGCGGGCCGAACAACTGCCGGCACACCTTCGCCAGCCAGATGCTCACCAGCGGCGTGGTGCCGCTTGATTGGATTGCCGAGCATATGGGCCACACGTCCACCTCGATGATCCACAAGCACTACGGCAAGTGGATCAGCAACGACGCGGCCGACATGACCAGCCTTATCGAGCGACAGCTGAAGCTGTAGCCGGTCCCGCTCCAAAACCGCCACAAGCCCCGGTTTCCGGGGCTTTTTCGTATGTGCCGGGACCAGGGATGGTCCCAAAATGGTCCCATTGGCGGCTCACGTGAAAAAAACTCCTTTGAAATCAACGCCGCAAGGCGGCGGTGCGATGATTTCGAATCTCTGCGCTTCCGCCATCTGCAATCCTGAAGGCCCCGTATTCCGGGGCCTTCAGCGTTTCTGGGGTTCCGAAAAGGGGCGGTTGTTGGTCCCAGTTTGGTCCCATCACGCTCTTGCGAGCGGCACGGCAAGCAGCCCGCCCAGGCACATCGCCGCGTTTTATCCTGACCCATCGAAAATGGGTAATTTAGGTAATTGATTCTCCGAAGCGGGCGCAAAGTCTTCAGAATCAAAGCCTTACAGAGTTTTGCTAAAGGTAATAATAGGGTAATAAGTAGGTAATCGAATTACCTGAAACGCTGGTCAGCAGGCCGAAACCTAGAGGCCTTTAAAATCAGGCACTTGCAAAAAAATTACCTTTTGCCTTACCTCAAATTACCTTTCAAGGTAATTGCTCCAGCCCAGTAAATACGCAGCTTCCAGCCGTTTCAAAACCACACCTTACCGAAATTACCCATTTCCGAATTCGGCTCTGAAATTGGGGTGCCGTAGGGCTTCGCTATGGGACGTACCTTCGCAGGGATCCGCAGGTATTCCTCTCGGCGCGATCATGCCGCCAGCGCAAGCGCTGGGCCGTTCGCGGCAGGGTGCAGGGGTGCAGTGAAAGCGACCTATTTAGCCCGGAGGTGTGGTGGGGGGACAACGGCGCGCGCCGGGTGTACAAGCCGTTTGGCGACCGTGCGCGACGCTGATAGCCTTATGCCTTTGATACGGAGGTCACCTATGCAAAGAAATATGGAACTCATTAGATCGTTGCTGCTGAAGCTGGAAGCGCTACCAGTGTCTTACAACGGCATCGAGATCCTTCAGTACGAAGGTCTTGCGGACGAAAAATTCACGGCGGCTGAGGTGGCTTACCACTGTGATTTGTTGCTGGAGGCAGGGCTAGTTGATCAGCCAGGAAACTCGCCGAGAGGCGTTTTTGCATTCAGGCGGCTGACTTGGCAAGGCCATGACTTCGTCGACGCTGTGAGGGATGAGGATGTTTGGCAAAAGACCCGCAAGGGCGCGTTGGCGGCCGGCGGTTGGAGCTTCGAGCTGATTGGTGATCTAGCGAAGGGCTTCATCCGGAAGAAGGCATCGGAGCTCACCGGAGTAGATTTGTAAAAAAAGCCGCCTCAAGGGCGGCTTCGATGCAGCGGGGCGGTGATCAGTTCTTAGCGGGCAACTCAAACGGCTTGAACCGCACCACCTCATCCCCAACCCACTCATTCACCTGAGCCAGCCGCGCCTGGATGGGCTCCAGCTCATTGACCGCCCACACCTCGGCAGCCTCGCGCAGTGAACCAAACCCGCCCGCGTTCTGCGGCACGATGCCCATTAGCTGAGGAGGGATCCGGAGCGCGGCCAGCAAATCGTCGCGGCTGATGTTCTTGATCGAGCCGAACTCATCCTTCGCCGCTACCTCGCTCACCGGCAGCAGCTGGATGCCGTCCTTCTTGCCACCCGGTGCGTACATGAACAGGTTGCGGAAGTTGCCCGGCCCCTTGGCCGATTTCAGCGCGGTCCGTAGGGCGTCGACGTCTTCTTCTTTCTGTGCCGCGTCGGTCATGTACATGATGAAGCCGGCGTGCGAGCCGTTCTGGTAGTAGCGCCGGCGGAAGAGGGTGGCCGACTCATTGAGCAGCGCCGATTGCAGCGCCGACAACCACTCCGGCAGGCCATACACCTCCTGGTTGATATCCGCCTCGCGCAGGTGGCAGATCGTCCCGGCCTTGAATTCATGCTCATCGCGCCATCCGCGCACCTGGTAGTAGGTTTCCAAGTCGGCACCGCGGCGCATGTACTTCGCCAGCGTCGGCTGCAGGCTCAGCGGCTGGCCGAGCATGTTCTGCCGCCGCTCCAAGTACGCATTGCCACACCACAGCCAATCCAGGGCGAACTGGCCGAACGCCTGCCGGCTCAGCAGGGGATGCGGGATAAACGTGCGCTCGAGCATGTTGCGCTTGAAGTTGAGCCCGCTCTGCAGGAACACACTCGCCCTGGTCGACTTCGCCAGCCCATCCAGCGACAGTGGCGGTTCGTACCAGCGGCCGTTGAGCCAGCATTCCAGATAGTCGAGCAGCTCGCGCCCGTCGAGCACCGGCATCGGGTCGCCGAAAGTGAAAGCCTCGATACCGGGAGCAGGGGCGGCGGCAATGTCGGTGGTCATCAGTAGATCTCCATAAAGCTGGTGTTCTGGGCGGTCATGCCCTCGAGCGGCTCGTTGTGCAGGGCATGGAACAGCGCCCAGGCCAGATCGGCGTGGCCGGTTTCATCGGTGCGGCCGGCGGTGTAGGTCATCTGCCGGCCGCTGGCCGTGGTGGTTTTGCGGATCGCCATCAGCGAGGAGGCAAGGTCCGTCCAGCCGGCATCGAACTCGAGCCGGCCCTTGTGAATCACGTCGTAGGCTTTCAGCACCAGGCGGGTCTTCACCTCCGGCGAGTAGCTGAAGGTGGTCAGGTTCGGGAAGAACTGCTTCACCAGCTGCGCCACGCCTGAGCCCATGCCCGTCATGTCGATACCGATGTAGGTCACCCAATAGCGCAGCGTCACCCGGCGGATCGCCTCGGCCTGGGCGGCGAAGTCCATCCCGCGGAACTGATGTCGCTCGAGCACGCGGAACTTGCCGCCCGGCACCAGCGGCGGCGCCACCACCACCAAGCCGGCGCTGTCCCCGGTTTCGGCGGGGTCATAACCCACCCACACCTGCCGGTCACCAAACGGCCGATCGGCGAACGGCTTGTAGTCCTCGTTCCACTCGATCCAGCTATCCACCATGCACGGCTGCAGCACCGCCAGCGGGAAGATCGACGCGCCATCGTCGACGAACTGGCACATCAGCAGGTTCGCGTAGGCCTCGGCGCTGTACTCCAGGCGCAGCTCCTCGATGTCGAACAAATCGCACCCGCGCTGCTCGGCGTCCAGGATGGTCACGATCTGCCGCCAGATCCGGTCCTCGCAAAGCCGCCCCTGCTGCAGCGCGTCATGGGAAACGTCGATGCTGATCCGCTGCGCTGCTGGCTTGCCCTTGTTGAAGCGCTCACCCGTCCAGAACGAATAAGCCTCATGCGCCATCGAGGAGGGCGTCGAGAAATAGGTGCGGCGGTATTGCTTCTGCATCGCCATGCCGCTGGCGACCTTGTTCAGCTCGTTGAACTTGAACGTCCAGAAGAATTCGTCGAAGTAGAAATTGCCGTGATAGCCCTGCGCCGTCCGCGCGTTGGTACCGAGAAAGTGCAGCTCCGCACCGTTGCTCAGAATGATCGGGTCGCCCGTCAGCTCCACCTGGCACACCTCACGGGCGAACGCCTGGATGTACGCCTTGAAGATGTGCGCCTGATTCTTCGAGGCAGACAGGAAGATCTGATTGCGCCCCGTCACCAGCGCATCGAGCAGCGCCTCCCGTGCGAAGTAGAACGTCGCACCGATCTGCCGGCTCTTGAGAATCGCCCGCGTCCGCTGATTGCCCGCCCGGTACCAGTCCAGCTGATAGCCGAAGCAGCCGTCGCGGAACGCCTCCTCGAGCTGCTCGACGTGCTCATCGGCGAACTCGTTGCGCTTCGGCGCCTTCTTCGGCCCGGCGTTGCGCTTGTCCAGGTTCGGGTTGAGCTCCGCCTCAGTGCCACCGCCCTTGAATCGCTCGATTCGCGCCTGCCGCTCCAGCTGGCGGTGCAGCAGGTCGATTTCCTTGAAGTCGCCGCCCGTCTTGCCGTCCTTCAGGATCAGCTGCACAAGGCGGGCCTCCAGCGCGCCGCCGATTCGCTCCACGTTGTCGGCCCGGTCCCATTCGTCCCGGGCCTTCCAGCTGTGTACGGTCTTTTCCTTCTCGCCCAGGTAGTCGGCGATATCCGTGATGCGCCAACCCGTCCAGTACAAAAACTTGGCCTGGCGGCGGTTGTCGCGTTGAGCGGGGAGTTCGGCGGGTGCATTCATGGCGCCGATGCTGCCG